ACTTGTTGCTTAAGAACTTGAAAAGCAGTTATCTGTCCAGGTAATTCTTTTACAATCTTAGGAATTGTTTCTTTAGCAATTTCTCCTGGCTTAGCGCCACCCCATTGCCATGCATTTCCCTGGTCTTGAATCTTATTCCATTCGCTTACAAGCGAACGTGCAGGTGCTGATAAAGTTTCAACAATTGCATTACCTACAACTGCTGCTCCCTTACTCAATCCCTTGATGCCAGACCATAGAGCACCGATTGGTGTAGCATTGAATCTATCAGTTGATAGTTTGTTGCTTGCAATTACAGAATCAGTCTTACGCTTATCCTGTGTCATCTTGTCAATTTGTGCAAGAGTTGTTAGGATAGGATTAGATGCGAGTGTACCTTGCTTGGCAAGTCCAGTGATTAGACCAGCTGATGCTTCAGGGTTCTGAGCAAACATTCTGCGTGCTTCATATCCTTGCGGACCAGTGATAAGTGACATGCTTTTTTGCAGGTCAGTATAGTCAGCTTGGTCTTGCGTTGTAATACGCTCTTGGACACCAGCCATAATCGGCAAGCCATTAGCATCTAGTTTTACCTTAGGTAATGATGCCATATTTACATACGTCCCTGGTTAGAAAGACCTTCCAAGACAAAACGCAAATCCTGATTTGTTGGGTCTTGCATGTATAGAGCCTGTACAATTTGAATTGGATTCTCAGCCTGTGGCGTAGCCATGGCAGGAAGATTTAATATTGATGAGTCAGGTCCTGGTCCTGAGTCTGAACCATATGTTAATACTTGGTCAGGTCGCTGTGTTGGCTCATTAAGTCCAGTAATGGCAGGAAGTGATGCCATTCCACCAGCAGATGATTGTGCAGCAACTGCTGCAGTAGGGTCACCAGCTAGTGGTGCTGCAGTTTGGTTAGCCATGTTCTGTCCACCTTGACCATAACCTAGTCCAGGCATATATTTTGGAGCTTGTGTTCCGCTCTGACCATTGCCACCTGTAGCAGAAATATTTGCTGGATTATTTTGAGGTGCAGTTGGGCGCATACCGCCGCTGTTACCTGGTGTTCCTGCCATGATTCCTCCTACTTAACGTATTGTTCAAAAACATGAAATGGAGCTGCTGTTCCATTATTATTAATTGCTGCAACTTCCATTGCTTCTATCGCACCGACTCCTGCGTATAATGCACCAAGTGCATAATCTCCGCCAGAGCCGATTCCATACAAACCATCTTTGTTCATAGCAACTGAAAAGTCGCTATCAATCTCAAATATCTTTCCATTGATTCCAACAAGAAGACTTAGTTCAAACTTGCTGCTATCATCATCTGATGACTTAGTGAATTCAATGCCAGCCTCAGTCAAGGTTGTCTTCAATGATGGCGCTACTTTATTAATTACAAACTCATAAAGATTTTGTTTTGCTTTTGTTGTTACTAATGGAGGCGTCCACCCATGGAGTACCACTTGCAAAGCACGATAGTCACCAGCACCACCGATAACATAATTCCCATTTTGTATTGCCTTTACCATATTAGGATGGTTATAAACCTTACCATCTGCAACTACGCGGGAATCACTTACTATGACACAACCTTCTGTGCTTTCTACACCTATGATTGTTGTCATTGTCCCCTACTAACCTATGCTCTAGTTACTGTTCTTACGCTTGAGTTTGCTTTTCCACTACCGCTTAGCGATGAAATTAATGATGTGATATCTCGTTGTGGTCCAAACGGAGCTCCTGGAGTTGGTGGCTGTGCTCCTTGGTCAGGGGAAGCGCCTCCTACTGGAGCAGCAGCGGGAGCAGGGGACGGTTGCTCAACCGTAGATTGCGCCCCAGTAGGAGGAACTGGTTGCTGCGGAGTGAATGTGGCTTCAATTGCGTCTTCTAGGGCTTGGCCCTTTTGACGTGCCTTGATAACCGCAGCAATTTTATTTACCATCTCCGACGGGTCTTGTCCCTGTGTTGCCATCGCTGGAATAGCCTGAGCCATTGCAGTAATACCACCGAGTAATGCTGAACGCATATCCTCAATTTCAATTTTCTCAAGTTCTTGAGTTACATTGACAGTGAATGGAAGTTCTCTCATAGCCATGTCACGGCTGATTAACTTACCACCTAGTGCTTGTAGCATGAAGATAAGTCCCTGTGCTGGGTTAAGACCAGCTAGCATACCATAACGAACATCAGCTGAGTAATCAGCCTTGATATCTTTTGATGGCTTGTATGTGATTTCGTAAGGAGAGCCTGAATCTACACCACGAATAGTCTTCTCTTCTGGGTAAATCTTCTCATCAACTTCGAAACAAACCTGAATTACATCGCGTAATGCTGATGCAAAGATTGCTTGTGCTGACTTGACCTGTGTATCAAAGGCTCCCATAAGAGCCTGTACGCCTTGGCCAGTAACAATAGATGCATTGATGTTACCTGTACGTCCCTCAGGATAACGAGCACCAACGCGAAGTTCTTGGTTAAGAAGATTCTGTTCTGTGAATGCACCTTGTGGTAGAGTAAGTTCTACACGGCGTACACCAGCAGGGTTAGCTGTACGAATAACAGCATCTCCACCAAGTTGTAGTTCCTGCACATCTTGTGGAAGAACGATAGGAGCCTGTACTGATTTCTCAGCAGCCTCCATTGCAAGCAACGCGAAGCGGTTGCGTAGCAATTGAATACCTAGTACGTCATCAAACTGTCCGCGTAGTTCGCCATCGATAGATGGCTTACGTGCGATTACAACCATCATCTTACCTAGCGGATTTACCGCATGAGATAGAAGAAGGTTGTCCTTTGATGGGATGTAGATTAGTGATTGGTCTTTGTCGTAGTAGCGAATCATTTCAATCTGATGATTGAGGTCTTGCTTAAAGCCAGATGGCCCTAGTAGCTGACGCTCATACTCAGGAAACTGGGAAACAAGTTCGCCCAATGTCAACATGTACCGTTTTGCAAATGCCACACAACGTCCGTAGCGGTCAAACTCTGGGTAAGCCCCAATAGGATTTTCTACGCGGATACGTGGCAGTTTTGCTTCTTCGTCGAATTCAATAATGAAAGGGACGAAACCATATGTGATGTACCAGTCTGCACCTGAGTACATGTGTACTGCTAGGTCAGAGTGTTGGAAATAGTTTGATGCGATGCGTGTGCGCTTATCGGCAAAGTTGCGAGCGCGGTCGTTGACTGCATTTGCTGCGGAGCAGTTTACTGCAGGTAGCGGAGCCATAACTTCAGACAAGTCGCGTGCGACGATATCAATAAAGTTTGCTACTACGTTTGCATCTACGCCCTGTGGGAAGAAGTCAGGGTATACTTCAGCAATCTTTCCCTTGCGTACTGCAAGGACGTCAAGGTTGCGGGCATCACGTTCGTGGTTGCGCAGACGTAGCGAGGCAACGCGTGCTGCTACTTGCTCCATTGATAATGCCATTGTCATCCTAACCGTATTGCTCTGCCCATTGAGAGGCAAAGGCTTCATCTAATTGTACTGAGCCACGCTGTGACTTCTGATAGCGTGTGGCCCATCTATTGTTTTGGTACTGACCAACTCGTGATGATTGTTGCATCAGTTCACGAACACGAATGACAGCAAACCATAATGCCATCACGCAGTCTGTTGGGTTCTTTGTATCTGGTTTCCAAGTAATCAACTGTTGAGTCAGGGACTTAAGTCCTTCTGAACCTTCATTACTTGGCATCTCTATAATGTTGTTATCTTGGAAGCGACCATCACGGGTGCTTCCAAATAGGCTAGCCATAGAAGCTACACCGAAAGATACGTCCCACTTATTTTTACCAGTGAAGTGTGAATTTAACTGGCAACCGTACGAAGCCAAGAAGTTCCGCAGGTCATCATCCATAGCATAGTACTTCTGATGTGCGTTGATTTCGACTCTGAACTCTTGAGGTTTGTATTTCTCTACCCACTCATGAATAAGAGCTGTTTCTTTTTGAGGAGTAGGGTCAACCATGTTGACACAATCTAAAACATATACCTTGCCATCGGCTCGGTTGTAAGTAACGGCCACGAATGCTGAACGTCCAGATACAGCAGGGTCAAAACCAATGACAGTGTATGTAGACTCTATATGTCGCGGGTGTCCTGGAGTATCCGATTTAAGCGGTCCGCGCTTTCGCATACCGTTAACACATCCTGCAACGACTGTTGGCGAGAATATAGAATCTTCTTGGACGTCTTCTTGTTGGTAGACCATAGCCCAGACAGATGGCGCAACTTCAGAGCGTCTCGTAAAGAGAGAGGGTCCATCCCATTTCGGATAAAGTCCATCGGCATCAGGCTCGTCAATCTCGTTCTCTTGCTGTGTTGTCTTAGGCCAGAGAGTTTTCCAGTTGTCTGGCTTCTCGTCAAACTCTAACACAGCGGGCTGGGAAAAGTAAGTAAAGGGTGACTTGCCGCCAGTCCACTGGTCAGGGTCACGAATCATTTTATATAGGTCAATTGGTGATACGCGTGTGCCTACAACCAAAAGCTTACCGTGTCTACCTAGACGAGTGATAACTTCCTTCTGCAGCCATTCAATCTGCTTTTCCCACTCATGGGCGTTGGAACCCATCACTACGTCATCAAGGATAATCAGGTCGGCACGTGCTCCGTAAATCTGAGACCCAAAGCCTAGGGCTTGAACGGTTGGGTCTTTCTCTCCAGAGTCTCGACCTGTTCCCAGGTAAATCATATCAGCTGACCATTGGGTCGCATCTGCCTTATAACCACCACTAGGGCCGAAGGCCACCTGTAGTTTTGTATAGGCTGGGTGTGAAAGTCTTGTCTTGATAGCACCAAGGAACTTGCGTGCCATACCCTGGGTCTTAGAGACTACAATGACTCGGGCATTAGGGTTTGTTACAATTTTGTAGACGACATAGTTAGTCGTGATGACCGTAGACTTGGCATGCTCAGGTGGCACGTTAATCAGTACACGGTTGGCAGCCCCAGGTTCGTAGGTCATAGAGGGGTGAATCCATCTAGGTTCTTTGCCGTCAATCAAATCTACCCAGTCGAGGTGGTGTTCAAAAAGCTTAGTGTCTAGGAACTGCTCAGAGAAGTCAGGAAATGATATGTCCTTGATGTCCTTCAGGTCGGCCTTAACGCCCTTACCTTCTAGGCGGGCCTTCTCAGCCCGTTCTTTAAACTCAGGTTCATTCATTGTCCATTGGCGGTAAGTAACCTCATTACGGCCTACAGCGTTCATAGCGGCCGTTATAGTCGAACCCTCGGCCAGGGTCAGGAGTACCCGCTCTTGGGCTTCCTTCTTGGAGATATCTACCTTACCAGGCTTGCGTCCCATCAGTTATATCCCCTTATAAACCCATATTAAACACCCGTCAGTAAACGGATATAACTATCCCATTATATATATTATATTATATATTATATAAGTCGCGGAGCCTTAAGCGGAGCGACTCTGTTATGTATTTATATACATAATAGATAACCTGTTCAAAGTACTAAAACCGAACAGCTGATTTAAATATATTTTTATTATATAGGGCGATATATATAAAAGCCCTGGTCACAGGGCATATGGGCCCCATATAACAGAAAATTATTACGGGAGACATAATATGTTACGGGGCCCCAAGTTAAAACACTCTAGGGTCAAATAGACTTATCGACTTGTCAATTTATCGACTTATCTACTTATTGACAAGGTATTGTCTCCCAATTATGGGTAGACAGATAGGGTATTAAATGTCTAAGTATAATTAAAGAGTTTATTCTTGGACAGACTATCCCCCTAGTGTCCAATTACCCCCCCCAATTATTATGTGAGAGACATCACAATTCTATCTATTGACAAGCGAGAGAGAATAGGTTACACTACGCGACTTCCACAATAGGGGTGTGACCTAAATCACATAAGGATAGGCGTGTCTCGATTTGACAAGCGCGGGCGGGGGGTGTAGTCTCTGTCTTGTAATCGGATAGGGGGCTAACCCCCCAAATGGTCACAAGGTACGACACGAGTCAGTCGTGGGTAATTGACAAGCAAGATAAGGTGTGCTAAGGTACACCTTAACAATTCAATAGTGAGAGAGTCGAGCGTCTCGACTAGTTACCTAGTAACAGCGGGTCGCCCGTGGGTATCACGACACGCCCGACTCTCTCGCTAGAATTGACAAGCAAGGCTAAGTGTAGTATAGTACGACTTACAAGATTAAGAGAGAGGATAGATAGACATGACTTATAGCCCCTATGGGGGGCTTGGTAGTATCGTGGTTACGCCACGCAAGGTTCAAGCAACCGATAGACGCTTGGGCACTAGTGGGGCACGACTAACCGACACTAAGCATGGCAAGGCTGTACGCTTTAAGCGGACACGCCATGCGGTTACGACCAACCGACCAACGGTTGAGCGCGTACTACCAACCCTTGATGAAGCAACACAAGAACGCCTAATCCGCGAACTTGCACTAGCAGAACGCGAGAGTAACTTCCGCGCCACCCTGCCAAGCATACACATAGACGCGAACGACTAGAATTACGCCACGCCTAGCGATAGGCTACGAGGGTTCACGACCTAGCGTGGCACGACTTGACAACACCGTCAAGCCATGATAAGATAGGGGTACTTAGTGACTAGCGAAAGCGACCCACGCAAAGACAGGTTTTGGACTTGTCCTAAGTGTGGCAGACTTAATCTAGGCGCATGGTGTTCCTGTGAGAGAGGTTAGACATGGTACTTACGACAAGCGACTTGTTCGCGTTGATGATAGCGTTGCTATCGGTCAATGCGGTGCTAGTTATCGCCTTCCGTAGAGTCTATGTATTAGAGCGTAGATTACGCCGATACGAGGGCTACTATGACGCACGATAACCTACTATTGAACCTTACCCAGCGTGAGGTTGAGGTTGTCCGTATGGCACTACGCCTACAAGAGGACAACCATAAGCGCAACGACTTCACTCACCTATTGGTAGAGGTACAAGACTTGCGCTCTAAGATTGCAGACATGATTATTGACAACGTACGTGAATTGACAAGGGCATAACGCCATGCTATACTACAACTACAAGATAACGAGAGGGGGTGAGATACATGGAGAATGAGGACAATACAGAGTGCACCACTTGTGGTGATACAATAGATGAGGGTGACGGTATCTTTTACAACGACAACTCATACTGTAACGACTGTGTGTTCGTGTGTGAGGATTGCAACGATACCCTAGACGCGGAACGACGCATTACTGTTGGTATCTATAGTTACTGTGACAACTGTGCTAGTTATTGTGACCGTTGCGAAGGTGGCATGGACAATGACGGTAGCCGTACAGTAGACAGAGACGAGTCATGGTGTGAGTATTGTTACGAGAATTACAGTTACTATTGCGACTCATGCAACGAGTCGTACTCAGGTGATTGTACTTATGTACAGGATACGCCATACTGTGAGCGTTGCTACGAGGACGAGTGTTACTGGTGCGAGGATTGTGACGAGGCTTACACCAACGATAACCCTTGCGATTGTAATGACGGTGACCATAGCCGTAGAGGTAATGGTTGCTGTCGTGGTAGCCGTTCAAGCGGTACTATCCACGACTACTCATGCAAACCTAGACCTATCTTCAAGGGTAGTAACAAGCATGGTATGTATCTCGGCTTCGAGTTAGAGACAGAGTTGCGTGATGTGGAAGGCGGTGCTATGTATGCCTCTAGTAACCTAGACGGACTAGCATACCTGAAGCATGACGGTAGCATTGGTAATGGGTTCGAGATTGTAACCCACCCACATACACACCAACAGTATCGAGAGAACAGTAAATTGCTATGGGATACCATAGATAAACTACGCACAGACTATGGTGCTAGGTCATGGGATACAGATACCTGTGGCTTACACATACACCTAAGCCGTAGCGGTTTCAGTAGTGGCGCACACCTTCACAGGTTCATAG